AAACGGCAAGGCATCGATAATGGCAACCACATCCGGCGCATCCAGTTTTAACCTCGACCTCTCCGAGATCGTTGAAGAGGCGTTCGAGCGTGCCGGTAGTGAGCTGCGCACGGGGTATGACCTGCGTACGGCGCGTCGCTCGTTGAACCTGTTGTTTGCGGATTGGGCCAACCGTGGCCTGAACATGTGGACTTTTGAGCAGGGCACGATCAACTTCGTGCAGGGCCAGAACACCTACCCGCTGCCCAACGACACGGTGGACCTGATCGAGCATGTGATCCGTACCGGAGCAGGAAACGCAGCCACTCAGGCCGACCTGTCCATCACCCGGATTAGTGTTTCTACGTACGCCACGATCCCCAACAAGCTGCAGCAAGCGCGCCCCATCCAAATCTGGATTCAGCGCTACAACGGGCAGATTTCTCCCACGGGGCTGACCATCTCGGGCGGTACCCTCTCGGCCAACAACACGACCGTTACGCTCAGCTCCACCGTGGGCCTGCCCGCTACTGGCTTTATCAAGGTGGACAATGAGATCATCGGCTACGGGGCCATCAGCGGGAATACCCTGACAAGCTGCGTCCGGGGGCAGGACAACACGACCGCTGCCACCCACACTGCTGGGACTGCCGTCTACTGGGCGCAGGTTCCGGCGGTTACGGTCTGGCCTACGCCGGACGGCTCGCAGCCCTACCAATTGGTCTACTGGCGGCTTCGCCGCACGCAAGATATCGGCAGCGGTGTGAACGTCGCAGACGTGCCGTTCCGGTTCGTCCCGTGCATGGTGGCGGGGCTGGCTTACTATCTGGCGCTCAAAATCCCCGGGGCGGAAGCCCGGATGGCTACCCTGAAAGCCCAGTACGATGAGGCTTGGGAGTTCGCCAGCACTGAGGATCGGGAGAAGGCAGCCGTGCGGTTTGTGCCGCGTCGGATGTTCATCGGCGGGACTTTCTGATGGGTAATCGGTTTGCCTCGGGCAAAAACGCCATCGCGATGTGCGACAGGTGTGGGCAGCGCTATAGGCTTACCGAACTCAAAACCGAGATTGTCAAGACCAAGCGGTACCAACTACTGGTCTGTAAGCAGTGCTGGGACCCGGATCAGCCGCAGTTGCAGCTTGGCATGTACCCGGTGGACGATCCGCAGGCGCTCCGCAACCCCCGCCCGGATAGCACCTATGTGGTTGCCGGTACTGGCCCTGACGGAACCCTGACCGGCGGTAGCCGGGTCTTTCAGTGGGGGTGGGCACCGGTAGGCGGCAGTCGGTTTTTTGATGCTGCGCTGACACCGAATAACTTGGTTTTATCTGTGCAATTGGGCACAATAACGGTATCCACTACGTAAGGAGTGAACATGGACGCGAAGAAAGCTGTGCGCAAGCACGAACAAAACATGCACCCGGGTCAGAAGCCCACCAAGCTGAAGGCTGGCGGCAAGACCAACGCCGACATGCTCAAGTACGGGCGCAACATGGCTAAGGTCATGAACCAGCGCAGCCCCGGTCGCAAAGGAGCCTGATATGTCCGGCAAGATCACCACCGTGAAGTCCCCCGTTGTGGGGCAGATGCCTGTTCGCGAGGCGCTCAAGGCCAACGTGTCGGTTGCCAACGAGCGCAGCAACGAGTACAAGCCCACCAAGACCTCGGGTATCAAAATCCGTGGCACCGGCGCGGCTACCAAAGGCGTGATGGCTCGCGGCCCGATGTGCTGATATGAACTACACCCAGTTGACCGCTGCTATCTGCGATTACACGCAGAACTTTGAGACTGACTTTGTTGCGAACATTCCGGTGTTCGTGCAGCAGGCTGAGCAGCGCATCTACAACACGGTGCAGTTCCCCTCCTTGCGCAAGAACGTCACGGGTTCCGCATCCGCTAACAACAAGTACTTGTCGTGCCCCAGCGACTTCCTGTCGGTATATTCGATGGCAGTCGTGACAGGCGTTACGGGCGGGAACATCAACACGGGGACATATGAGTACCTGCTCAACAAGGATGTGAACTTCATCCGGCAGGCATATCCTTCGCCCAACGACACAGGCACGCCCAAGTACTACGCGTTGTTTGGCCCGACCGTATCTGGCGCAACCATCTCCGATGAACTCAGCTTCATCCTTGGCCCCACGCCTGATGCAGCTTACGACGTTGAGCTGCACTATTACTACTATCCGGAGTCCATCTCGGTGGCTGCGGATGGTCAGACTTGGCTGGGGGATAACTTTGAGACGGTGCTGCTGTATGGCTCTCTGGTGGAGGCGTATACCTTCATGAAGGGTGAGCAAGATATGCTGGCCCTGTACGACGGCAAGTACAAAGAAGCTCTGGCTCTGGCCCAGCGTCTGGGTGATGGTCTTGAGCGCAGTGATGCGTACCGCAGTGGTCAATATCGGCAGGCCCCCTTGCCGCAAAATAACGGGGTCCGTTAATGGCTTTTGCTGGAAACTTCTCCTGCAACACGCTTCGCTCGGGCCTTGCCAACGGGACGATTAACTTCGCCTCGGATACGTTCTATCTGGCGCTGTACACCAACGCCGCCACGCTTGACTCCACGACCACCGCGTACACCACGACGGGTGAAGCGACGGGCGGCAATTATGTTGCGGGCGGCAATGTGGTGACGGCCACGATTGCCAGTGAAGCAAATAACGCTGGTGGCAGCACCACATACATCAACTTCTCGTCCCCCGCGTGGACTGGCGCGATCACGGCGCGTGGCGCGTTGATCTATACGCCCGGCGATAACGGAGCTGTCTGCGTTCTGGACTTCGGTTCTGACAAGACTTCAACCACTTCTTTCACTGTGCAGATGCCCGCTAACACCAGCACCTCTGCTCTTATCCGGCTTGTTTAAGGAGCAACTCATGCAAAAAGAACTCTCTAACTTTGGTGACCACGCACAGGTGACGATGCAGTCCAATGTCGTGGGCGCTGAGTCTGTTGGCATTGAAGGCGTCTACCATGTGGTCTGCCGTGACGTTGATGGCAACATCAAGTGGCAAGATGAATTCCCCAACTTGGTTAACGCCGTGGGTAAGCAGTTGATGCTGGATACCCTGCTGTCTGGTTCCAGCTACACCACCGTCGGCCCGTTCCTTGGTCTGATTTCTGGTGCCAGCCCGACCTTTGCTGCCTCTGACACCATGACCTCGCACGGCGGCTGGACTGAGTTTGCCGACTACACTGTTGGCGGCTCGGCTGTGCGGGGCACTGCTTCGTTTAGCTCGGCCACTTCGACGGGTACTACGCCGACCAACGTGACGACCAAGACCGCTTCGGCCATTACCTACACCATCACGGGCGCGGGTGGTACGGTGGGCGGCTGCTTCTTGGTGACAGGCGCTGGCGCATCCTCGACGTTGAACAACACCTCGGGCACGCTGTACAGCGCAGGCGCTTTCGCTACGGCCAAGGTCACCACCGCAGGCGACACGGTTAGCGTTACCTACAGTACGACCGCAACCTCCTGATAAGGAGTCCTAGATGGCTCTGGTTCTTGCAAACCGTGTCCAAGAATCGGCCACGGCGAACACCACTGTAAGTTTCACGCTTGCAGGGGCTGTTCTTGGCTTTCAGACATTTGCCGTCATTGGCGACGGCAACACCACCTACTACTCGGCCACAGACACGACGGGCCAGTGGGAGGTGGGTCTTGGCACGTATGCAAGTGCAGGCCCGACCCTTACCCGCACGACCGTATACGCCTCCAGCAATTCTGGCAGCGCGGAGACCTTTGTCGATCCCGTCAGCGTTTTCGTCACCTATCCGTCGGGCAAGTCGGTCAATCTGGATGGCAGCGGCAACGTCTCTGCTCTGGGGACTGTGGCCTCTGGTACGTGGCAGGGATCGACCATCGGCGTGGCTTATGGCGGCACGGGGGTTACGACCTCTTCCGGCGCCAACTCTTTGGTGCTACGTGATTCCAACTCTAACATCACGGTTAACCGGCTCAGTCAGGGCATTCAAACCATCACCGCCTCGGGCGGCACGACGGTCCTGACGGCTGCATCGCAGTTCAACCAAACACTGGTGGGCACGGGTGGGCATACGTTCCAACTGCCTGATGCCACGACGCTGACGGACACCACAACGTTCCAGTTCAACAACAACGCGACTGGCACGCTGACAATCACAAACAACGCAAGCGCAACGGTTGGCGAGATTGCTTCGGGAGGTGCGGCGGGTATTGCGTTGTTAAACAACACCACCATCGCTGGCGTATGGGATGTACATGCGTATATCCCTGAGAACGTCACTTGGGGCACAAACTCCCTGTATCTGAACTCCACCATCGTCACTGGTGGTACGTGGCAGGGCGGCACCATCCAGCCAGCCTACGGCGGTACCGGGCTGACCACCTTTGTGGCGGCTGACAACGCCCTGTATTCCACTGGCGCATCTACACTGACTGCGGGTACTCTGCCTTCTGCGGCTGGCGGTACGGGGCTGACCACCTTCACGGGCGCTAACAACGCCTTGTATTCAACCGGGGCAGCTACGCTGGCCGCCGGCACCCTGCCTATTGCTGCGGGCGGTACGGGCCAGACGACAGCTAATACGGCATTCAATGCCTTAGCCCCGAGCCAGACCAGCAATTCCGGCAAGTACCTGACGACGGACGGCTCCAACACTTCGTGGGGGACGGTGAGCGCTGGGGCTTCAATTACCAACGACACGACGACTGCCACAAACGTCTACCCGCTGTTCGCTGCTGCCACTTCGGGCACCCCGACCACCATTTACACCAGCAACGCCAAGCTGCTGTACAAGCCCAGCACGGGCGACATGCAGTCCAGCGCGGTGACGGCCAGCAACGGCATTTTCGTAAACAACGCAACAGTGACCGCCTCATACACCGTCGAGTCCGGGAACAATGCCTCCAGCACAGGACCTCTTCTTGTAGATTCTGGGGTGACGGTAACGGTGTCATCTGGCGGTCGCTGGGTCATCGTCTAAGGGATACACATGAGCCGCATTGCATTTACAGGAAACGCGCTGGGCACCGGCACGGTGACTATGGCTGCGCCCAATACGAACTCCGACCGTACAGTGACGCTGCCGGATCAGACCGGCACCTTGTACATCTCTGGTGGGGATATCGGGACGCCCTCTGGCGGTAACGGCTCTAACCTGACCAACCTGAACGCCAGTAATTTGGCTTCGGGTACG